GCTCATCTTTAACTGCGTTCTTTTTCCAATCGTCCATCTTAAAATACTCCTATAACGTAAAGCATAAAGACCATACAGATTGCGAAACCAAGTATAAGACCAGCTAGAAATGCGTCAAACCTACTCATTTTATCTCTCCTCTGTTAAAGCGTTTGCTCAAACTGTCTGGGTTAGCTCCCCAATCGTAGCGATAAATAGCTTCGGTAGCCTTATAGATATTTTTGTCGTCGGCAACTACTCGTTTAAGCCAATCTCTATCCTCTGCAACCTGCTTGCTCTCGTCAAAGAACTGCCCTTTGATAGCGTCGTAAGAGAACGCGAAAGACCAGACGCCGGCCGTTTCCAGCTTGTGTGGATCCGTAGTAGCCACCGCTTGCGCAACTATGGCGTAGAACGGGAAAACGATAATATCTGGGTGCTCGGAGCGGAATATCTGGTAAAGGGTATGCAAGAAACTCGGCTCTACCTTGTCGTCCGCGTCCACAAAGACGATATATTTTCCGGTGGAGGCTTTGAGGCCGGTGTTCCTGGCGGCCGCCGCGCCTCTGTTCAGTTGGTGGATTACGGTCCAGCCTTCCATCTCCATATAGCTTTTGTCGTCCGTAGAACCGTCGTCAACGGCAATTAGCTCTGTTTCTGGGTAAAACTTCCGCTTCTGATAGGATAGCTGCGCCATTATCTCTTTGGCCCACTTGCTAGAATTGTAGAGCGGCATAATCACCGAAACCTTGTCGGCTCTCTCGCCGCGTTTATTCTTATCGTGGTGTAGCATAAAATTGTCGTAATCTACCGGAAAATCGAAGTCGTCTGTTTCGTCGCGCCAAAAGATATCGTGCTCGTCCAGAGTAGCTTTTCTACACTCGTCCGGTGAGTATCCGCGCAGGTATCTGTCTATCTGGAAATCCTTTACGAAGTTAATCTCGCCGGCGTCGCATTTCTGGTTAAACTCCGTCATCTTTTCTAGCCACCACTCCCAATTCGGTACGAGGTGGATATAGCCCTCCTCCCACGGACAACCGGTCCAGGGGTTAGGCAGGCAGCAATAGTAGTGTTTCCAGGTGTTTACGTCCTGCGACGTGGCGTCTTTGATAATTTCCTCGGTGTAGTAGCAATCGCCAAGTAAGATACCGAACTCGCCTTTGGCTTCTCTGGCAATACCCTCGAACGCGCGACGCTTTGAGTCGTAGCCGGTGAGTACAACCTTAATATCTTTGGCCTTGATACCGTTCTTTTTTAAGAGGCGGACGCTACGATCTAGCAGCTTCTCGCCGTCTATTTTCAGATAGCATTTATTCTTTACTCCTTGATAGCTTTTCCAACGCGTAGCACTTCCACCAGCGAGGATATACCACTTCTTTATTCTCATAGAGTGCCCTCCAATACTTTCTCCCACACCGGATCTATTTTTTCGACAATCGGAGTAAACTCCGGTTTTTTGTTAAATATCGCCTCAATATCTAGCCCTTCCAGGTTTTGTCCGACCAGATAGCCGGTCTTGCCTTGCTTGACTACCTTCATAATCTCCGGTATCTGCGTGCCAATTACCGGCGTTCCTACCTGTAAGGCTTCGTGGACGGAGTAGCAATAGGACTCGTTCTTGGAGAGCTGTACCAGATAATCCACTCTACTCAATAGCGCAAGGTTGTTTACGTTTGGCTCGATAAATACCACGGACTTATCCTTTTCGAGTGCCTTGTCTATCCTGGAATTAGAGAGTGCGGCGGAGATAATCCAGAGGAACGGCTTGTTGGCCGCGTGAAACTCCTTAATCATCCGTACAATCAAATCTGCGCCCTTTTCGGCGGATAAACGCGATAAAGTGAGGAATACCTTAAACTCCTGCTTCTCTGGTGGACAGAGGATATTCGGCACTATAACCGAGTCTATCGGCTTACTAAAGGCCGTTTTGAGCGCTTTGGCGGTGGTATCTGATACGGATAACACCTTATCTACGTCTTTGTCCGGCTCCCAAACAAAGCTCGCCCATTGTGGCATTTTGCGCATATTCGCCCAATCTGCGTGGACTTGTTGATAAATTTTGGTAGCTTTTACTCTACCCTTGATAAACGGATAAGAGTCGTAGTTCGCCAAGATAAGCACGTCGGTTTCGTAAGTCTTGCTCGGATCGTCAATCTCTACCTCGCAATACTCGGCCAGCCGGAGTGCCTGGTCGCTATCTGCCACCTTAAAGACGAACTTAATGTTGCGGTCTTTGTAGGCTTTGGCGAGGTTGTAGTCGGCAGTTTCAATACCCCCGATAATGTAGAGCAAGCTCTGGTAAACTAGCACTCTCTTGCCGTGCTTTTTCGCCATAGATTTTGGTCTAGCAGAGATGAGGAGCGCGAGCTGGCGCTTCGTCATATCTCTAACTCTTTCCTCGTCGTCAAGAGCCAGCGTTTCGTCTATCTGATAACGTCGTCCGGTGTACTTATCGTCAAACGGCCGGAGCACTTTTAGGAGAAATCTCATAGTATCCCACTCCTCCCTAGATATTCGTCAATCACCTTCTTTGCTTCCTCAAAACCAACGCAAAACACCGCCTTGTAGCCTCTAAACTCTAGGATTTCTAGCATTTCTGCTTGCTCTGCGATATGCTCGGACGCCCACTTGCCGTCCTTTTTCTTGAGGCGAGTGCCTTCTTTTTTAAGCTCGATAAACAATCCGTGATATTCGTAATCCCAACCACCATCTACGCAGCGTGGAACTGGCTCGGCGATAAACATATCCGGCCACGCTCTGCGACCACCATTTTGCCGCTTTCTCCTAGCCCCTTGGCGCGGAGTAAGCCGCGTGATACTTCCGGTGTCGCTGTGGAATACTACCTGTGGATATTGCAACCGCAGATAGTTGGCGACTTGCTCTTGTAGTATAGCCTCACTTACGGCCATTACGCATTTTCCACTTTAATTTTTGTAGCTGGATTTTCCACACTATCCACTCGTATAGTCCGTGTGGTTTTTGGCAATCTTTGCACGTCATTTTTGCTCCTTTTCGCCGCCTTTTTCTTACCGGCTTTAACCCTTTTGTCTTTAACGTTGTCGATCCACATATCCATAATCCTTTCTAAAGCTGTTGCTGTGCCGTCTGGGAATACCCCAAAGGCTGTATAACCATCGCCACCCCAGATTTCCGTCGCCTTTTTGTGGGCGAACGGCCTGTAAGTTGTGCGCTGGACTTTAATATCGTAGCCGTGTTTTAGAGCTTCTTTCTGGAAGTTATTCCAAAACTCCTCCATAACACAAGGCAAACAGAACTTTGTGTAAACTATTAGTTTTTGCATTATTTCCTCCTTTGTTCCTTATATTGCGACGGTAAAACAACCGTATCTCTTGTAATTTCAAATTGCTCATACCTTGGTGCGTGGGTTGTAATTTCGTGCTTGGTCGCAAGTCGCAACACGTCCGATAAGGTTTCCAAAGAATTATTGCGCGTTAAGTTCTCCGCAAACGGTCGCCAACTACGCGAGTAGAAACCACGGCCCTCGAACCAACGCTCGCAGAGGAGCATATTTTTTCCATCTGTAATCAAAATCGCGTCTTTGTCCCGAAAATAAATAGTCAGTTCTCCAATATATCTGACTCTGCGGACAAACTGCTCTTTTCTGATATGACTAATTGCGCGCTTTGTCATCTACCTCCTTTACTTTATTTTTCTAACGAAGTGCGTGTCAATTTCTACTCGGCCACCTCCTCTCTATTCATTTCTCGTATTACCTCTATACCTAACTTGCTACAAATATGCTCCACTTTATCGTTCATCGGGTACCAAACGCGGAGCTTGCGATGGGTACGTTCACTACGGGCGAGTAAATCTTTTAGCAATCTCTGGGCTTCTCCTTTGCCTTGGTGGTCTGGGTGCGTTTCTATCAGATAAACGGTGCACCAATCCTTGCCAATACCGCAGTTGGCAATACAAAAACCGTCCTCCAACTTAACGTCGTACGATCCGCCTAAAGACTCCCTAAATAATAATCGTCCCATCCTTTGCCTTCTTTTCGTTAACAGAGAGCTTAAACTCAAGTTCTACACCAACTTTAGAGAGGTGGTGTTTGAGTTCGTTTAAGCAGCGTCGCGCGCAGAGAAACGCCGTCGGGCTATCCTCGTTGCCGAACAGATAAACCGCACCTTGTCCGAGTGGATCATCCGGCACTTCTGCAACAAACATAACGTCTGCGCCAGAGAGCGCCAAGTCTAACGCCTGGCTACGTATTTTTCTAATCCTTCTATCTGCCATTTTCTCCTCCTCTGTAATAAATACCTATCCCTCTGACAATCTGCGAAACTACTCCTGCCGAGATATTGAGCGCCCGACCGGTTGCTGCATAACTACGGAGGTCTTTGTACACTTCTTTCACTTCCGCAATCTCATATTCTGATAGTTTAGTATTCACACCAGCCGGCCTCATCTAGCCCCTTCCATATTTATTACTAACGGCTCTCCCTGGTATATTGCTGGGTAGCTTATCATCAAGTGCCATACCTGGTAAGGTAGGAAATCGTCGCGACTATAACTTTTTGCGCAATACTCGGTCAAGTTATGCCCCTCATAGAGCGGAGTATCCGGTAGATGATAACGTCCTTCCGACTTTGTGAGTATTCTCTCGGCCACTTCGTCCTCGACCATAAACTCCACCATATACTGCAAGGTAGCTATTCCAGAGAGAACGTGGTGCGCCGTAATCGGATCCATATCGGCAGCGTCAAAGAAACAAAAACCCACGGAGCCACCTTTTTTGTGCTCCTTTTCGTTAATCAGAGGCTCGCCTTTGAGATATTTCTCTAGCTCGGCTTCGCTCATAAAACGGATAAAGCGCCTCATAGTTTAGCCTCCAAGAGTTCTAGATTTTCGTGGATATTACCAATTATCTCGATATGCTGGACCGTATTTTTGTTAAAAACAAATGTGCCAACCCTAAAATCTTTGTTCATTAAATCAAACTTCGCTTCATCCTGCGACCATATAACTGCTAAATGAGTACCAAAAAACCAGATAATATCGCCTTCGTATATTTCTCGACCATTTTGGTCCTTAAAGCCTGTATATTGTTCTAAATAAAAGTTCGCTTCTGCTTTTATGCTCTCTGGGAATAATTGCGAAAACGCTACTTCCACCGACTCACCCCTGCTTATCCAGCGTTTCGCGTTATCGTCCCATAATCTGAATTTAAAATCTCTCATACTCCCAACCCCCTATTCATACGCTTTGCATTGTAGAGCATATTCTTTACGTAATCCTTAACCAAAACACCCCTTTGGTTAGCAATATGCGCTACCATACTCATCACCATAATATCCGTTATCTCTGCGTCGTTACGCTTTGGCCCCAACTTAAACAGAGGGTTATCTTTTGTTTCCGTGCTCGTCAAGACAAACCCCATTGGCTGATCCGTACCGGCACCCCAGCAATACAGAATAGAGAGTGGGTAGTTATCCTTTATTTTCGCGAAGGCTTTTATCGTTTCTTCCATCTTTCTTTCTCCTTTTAATCTCAATAACAATATCCTCTACGAAGGCAATCAAAAAGCAGGCCACAATATAGAGGACGATAGCGATAGCAATAATCCAGAGAAGGGTAATCATCTTTTAGCTGGTCCTCTCCGAGATTTGCGGCCGCCAATCGCGCCGACTATTCTCGCTAGTTCTGGGTTGGCTGCAAAACCTCCCGTGTGGCCGTTTTGCCCCCCCTTCCGGCCAATCTCACGGTAGAAATTTCGCCCGTGTAGCTTATAGTTAGTATTTCTTGCTTTTCGCCCACCTTCCACCGTTCCTGCCATATAACCTCCTTTTCCTTGGCTAAACCTGGATAATTTGTTTCATAATATCTGCGATCATAGCCACCTCACTATCTAGGTGGACGTTCGCAACTTTCTGCGTTCCGTTGTTAAACGTCGCATATACATATTCCTCGTGGCCGTTTTTCGTATAGACAAGCGACTTGAGGTCGCGATAATCTCGCGTCATCTTTAAGACTTCGCCAAACGCTTTGGCGACTGCTGCTTTATTTTCCATTAAAAACCTAACCTTTCTATCTTTTCCGCCGCCTCGTCAATCAGTTTCATAACTGCCTTCTCAAACTCCCTAGCTTCCTCAATCTTTGACTCCACGTCTTTGCGCTGGATATCAAAAATCTGCATTTCTAGGCCAGGGATAACGTCGGTGTAGATCACAAAATGTAGCGTTTCGAGGTCTTGATTTACCACGAAATACTTAATAATCTGCGCGTCATATTCCTTTGGTGGTTTACCGGTAAGATACGCCTCAACTACGGCGTCGCTCCCCAAGCACTTAACCTCTACGGCTTCTTTGCACTTGCCTCTCTTGGTAATCGTGCCATCTGGGGAGATATAGATATTGTCGTCGTCGTCCGAAATCCAGACTACCGACTCTTTATCTAACTTCTTACCGGTCTTTTCTGAAAACATTGCCAGCGCTTCTGGCTCTAGGATATGGCCGCGCGCCATCATACTAAATGGCTCACCGTTTAGGCGGTCCACGTAGTCGTTAGGCGTAATCGGGCGCGCCACACGTTCCGCGATAATACGGTAGAAACGTGGGCGTGGATCCTGTTCTAATTTCAAAGCTGCGAGTTCGGACGGCTCCAACATTTTAGCGAGCTCGGCCACCGGCAATCTCTTGTCGGCTGGCGGTAACTCTTGAAACTCCTCTAGCTTCGCAATAATACTGGACTTCAAGGGATAGCCTGGCGTCCACAAGTCTTTAAACTCGCTGCCGCCGGACTTACCTTTGCGGAACTCTAGCCACTCCTCGGAATTCTGTTGTATCTTTAAGACCTTCATTTCGAAGCCTCCCTCTTTTTCTGAATATCCTCAATCTCTTTGGACAACTCGGCGAGGTAGGTGTGCATATCTTGTAGGTTGTCGGACACTTCTTTGCCGACAAAAGTATAATCCAGCGCGTCTAAACTCGCGCAGGCGTTCTCTAACTCGGCGTGATATTCGCCGAGGCGGAAGTCGGATAATTTATCGACGTGCTCCTTAACTGTCTTTAGCCACATTTTTCTTAACTCCTTTCTTGGCTAATTTCTCTTTAGCCTTGTCTTTCTCGGCGACAACCAGCTTTTCTGCGCGCACCTTAATCGGCAACGCTAGGAAAATCTGGCGCAATTCCTCAACAGTAGAGGCGCCTTGTAGGGCTTCCACCGCGTCCTCTATCTCCTCGGCGTGTTTTTCTGCCTTGTATGCGTTAAACTCCTCCATCTCCTCATAAGAGGCAATCTCACCGGAGGCCGCATAGCCGAGCAGAGCCAGAGCTCGCCCGACGGCAATAGTTTCTTGTTTCTCGTAACCCTTTTCGTCCTTGAGTTTCTGGGCGTCGGCACGTACCGAGCCTTCAGAGTCGGCACTTTCTAATGCGTCCGCACCGGAAACACCGGTTTTTAAGAGTTCGACAAACTCGGTTTTATCTTTCCAGACGTAGGCTTTAAAGATAATAGAGCCGTCGTTGGTTGTGTGGCATTTATTCGTAATCTTTGAGTTTGGGAAATCTTGCCGAAACTCCTTCAAACGATCTGCTACCTTCGCGTACTCAATCGCGATAGATTTAACCTCACCAGACTTCTTATCCTTGTATTTTTTCTCAATCTTGGTAACTTTGGTTTTACGCTCCACCATTTTCGCCCCCTCCGAACACGCGTTCCGCGTGCTTCCTGCCGAGCATATAGCCTTCGTTAAAGGCATACACGGCATTTTTAACCGCTTCGTCTTTGTACTGGTCCACGGCGTCGTTTATCTCTAGCTCAAAATCCAGAGCTAGGTCATCATTTTTTTTCATAATTAACTCCTTTAAAAATTTATGGTCTAGTCCGGTAAGCCTTCCGCATAAGTTTGCGAGGAAAATGGCTCTTTGCGGAACCGGACTAGAACACGCGTATATTATTCGCAATCTACGCGACTGGAGCGCTTAAATGAAAATACTCCATAATCGGTTAGAAACGCTTCAATTATGGAAGGTAATAAGAACAAGTATGGTATAAGCCGCCAACTCTACGGGGGTAAGCACCCCAGGCGCATAGACTGCTCGCCGAGTTGTTAACGTGCTCCGCCGAGGCTATCAAAGGATATTCTGATATAGAGCCTCGACTCCGTTTCCTTGAATAAAAAAATCTGGTCTTTCGACCAGGTAAACAAAGCAATTTAACTAACGATTTATCCCCCAAGAAACTTACGATGATTTGGACCACAATCCGTCGCCCTATAATCTCACCACAAGACTCTTGTGGGGTAGGAGAAGGGACTTGAACCCTCGACCGCCTGGACCACAATCAGGAGCTCTAACCAACTGAGCTACTCCTACCACGTATAATTAAAACTCTGTTTACCTGGTTTTAATCTACTCTGATTTTTAAACCACGAAAACTACTCTAATTATACACCAAAACGCCAAAAATCTCAACAATTCTCAATCGCAGTTTGGTAGATCTGACGCATTTTAAAATCGCGTACGTGAGTGTACCGGCGCGTCGTATTTAGACTTTGGTGGCCAAGAAACGCTGCGACGTATCTAATATCTACTCCGTCCTCTATTAAACGTGTTGCGAAAGAGTGGCGCATTGTGTGCGGCGTAACCTTCGTTAAGCCCGTCTTTTTGGCGGCGCGCCTAAAGACTTGCTGGACGTTGCCAGGCGTTACTCTCTTGCCGGTTTCGTTAGCAATAAAAAGAGCAGGGTTATCATCTGTTCGCATTAAGAGGTACGCTTCTATATCGTCCTCTATTTCCTTCGTGATGAAACACGGCCTCGGCTCTTTACTCTTACCGACGACTGTAAACTGCCTATCTCTGATGGTATTCCGATCTAGCGCGCAAAGTTCGCCAATTCGGAGTCCGGTGTTAAAGAGCATTTTACAGATTAAAATGTTGCGTACTCTGTTAAGGTTAGAATATCCTCTGCGTGAGCGTCCTACTTCTGCGATAAACTTATCGTATTGCTCGCAATCTATGAAACGGGCGTGCTTTTTCTCTGACTTCGGTAGCACTATCTCATCTGGGTTTACCGTTCTAATTCCTCGCTTCCGGCAAAATCTGATTACCGTCCGAAGTTTAGAAACATACTCTTTGGCCGTATCTTTAGAAACTAGCCTTTGGTTGTCTAGCTCCTCGCGCGGCTCTATCAAGTCCAGATAAAAGTTACTGATATCATCCAGCTTTAGACGCCGGATATTTATGTCGCCGAAGTATCCCACGACTACGTGGGTGGCGTATCCGTAAGCCCTATCTGTATTTGGCGAGCAACCCTTGCCCCTTACTTCTCGTTTCCGGTATTCGGCAAACGCTTCTGATATTTTCATTGTTTTTAACTCCTCCCCACCCCTTAAATGATATTGGTGGGAGAGGAGGTGCTATGCGATTTCCAGCATTTTTTTATTCGCCACCGATACGAAATATCTGCTTGGATCCTTCTTTCTAAAAGAATACTCTACTAGCCAATCTATGTAGTTGTCAGTTAAATTCCACGCGACTTTTAGATAAAATTGCATACCTCCTGGATTTTTAAACTTGTCGGATAAGTACATAGCTTTTTGTTGCGCTGCTTTTTCCGAGTAGTCTTTTCTATTACGTTTAATGTTATTAGCATTTATTGAATATCCATACCTTCTTTTAGAAGGTTTTCTATATTCAATTTTATTCATTATTGAATTTACGCTCTCCACCCCCATAATTTACCTCCTTTTCTTCGGTTTCAAAAAGAACGCCGTTCGCACACTCTCTTGGAACCTTACCTAAATTATAAAATCTTTTTACCCCGTACGCAAGTAAAAGAGATTTAGCTGGCCGTTGTTTTCTTATCACAAAAACCCCGACTTTCCGTCGAGGCTCTATATCAAAATATCCTTATCACTATTCTACCAAACAATTAAAACGAGTGCAAGACTTTTGGCAAAGAAAAAGCGCCTGGATTGTGAGAGGCGCTTCGTTCGTGGTTTAAATTGTGTTCCTAACACCTTAATTATATCAAAATAACAGAGGTGCGTCAACAACTTTCCAGGGGAACTATAAAGAAAATCGCGAAATCTTTACAGCTGTCAACGATAATAGCAAAAGACTTTACATATCCCGATACTTGTAAACGGATTTAAAAGCCCCCTTTACGGAGGCTTTTCGTAGAACTTGCGAACGAGATTAAGCTGCGCTCTGAAACCATCGGCGGTCGGCTGGTCGATACAATCAAAGAGGGCGGCCAAAAGGTTTAACCTCTTTTCGAGTGGATCGTCGTCGCTTATTGCGCCATATTTTTCAAGATAACGCAACTGCTCTAGTGCGGCCTTGGCGCCTAATTCGGACGGCACCGGTATATGCGCTATATTCTCGTGGATATAGCGGTGTAACGTTGCGCGCGGAATAGGCATAATGCAATAGTGGAACTGGCGAAGGGCGTAGATAGAGCCGTTGCTCCACCTTCTCTTGATGAAACAGAGGTGGTGGCGATCATACGCGCTTCTCTGTGCTTGTAGCCTTCTCTGCTTCCTATTACGCCGTAGATAGCGCTTTTTCTTTTTAGCCATAACAATACCCACCTTTCTGCCTAAAATGGCTATAACCCCCTGTAAATCACGAAATCCGGCATATTTTCGTGGCAATTCCCACATTTTTCCGCGGTTTTTTGTGGATTTTTCCACACTTTTCCGGATTTTGTGGAAGTTTTGCAAGTTTTTCCCACGACTTTCGCAGGCAATTCGCAAGTTTTTAACGTACTATATCGGTCTAAAGCCGTATTCTCTGGGTAGGGGAGTTAATGAAAACCTACCCAGAGAGCACGGTTTTAGAGCAGCCGCCGGGCTCTTTTCCCCGACGGCCGCAAGGTCATACATTTTTAACACACATTTTTGTTTTTGAAATAACTTACAGAGTGTGAGTTTTATCGTGGCTTATGAAGGTACTAAAAGAGATTTATCGGCGTTCGATTGTATCACCAGCAAACAATCCAACACCCGAACCCGAAATCCACCCTTGATATACAGACTGCCCTGGTCTAACCACCGTAGAATACCAACCCCGTGCATATTCGTTCATCGCCTCGCCCCACTCTACTTTACCTTCGCAGCGTTTCATAATCGCGCCGAGGGTGTCGCCGGCCACGACGTTTATCACCTTACAAGAGGAAACGGGCTCTGGCGTAGGTGTCGGGGTAGGAGTTGGCGTTGGCTCTGGATCCGGCTCGTAGTCGCCAGGCACTACCCAAACCCAACCGCTGATATTCATATTGTGAGTCGCAACCGTCAGAGGTACGTAGTTCGCGTCGTTTACCATCGCGGTATTAGTTCCGGTAAAGTAGAGGAACATAGCTGTATGGCCGTATAAGGTGTTAAAACCACCGGAACCGATAGCCCCCTCGACCGGAGTGTCGATATACTTCCAGCCGTAATTGTTGACTAGCCACGCCGCTACGTCTTTCCCGTTAACCGGCCCGTAATCAGGGTGCGCTGCCGAGTATTCCATACGCCCTGTCGCAAGATATCCGGTATATTTGGAACATTGTAGCCCCTTCCCGTCATCGTTAAAGCCATCTGGTTTACGCCTGCTCTTAACAATATCCAGAGAAACCGAGCCACCTTGTCCGGTACCTTCGGCGAACTCTTGGATTGTTTCCTCGTCGGTCGGCGCGTCCTCGTTCATAATGCGGTACATAGCCGCTTCCGCGTCCTCGATAAACTTCTTTGTAGCTTCTGGTATCTGGGCGTCGGAACCGTCTAACGTGATATACTGCCCGTTCTCTGATACGTGCCCGAAAATGATAAAGAGAGCGCAGAGAACAGAAACTCCGCCCACGATAAACCAATGTAGGTTACGTTTGAGAAACTTACTTACTTTTTTCATCTTTCTTGTCCTCCGTTATTTTCTGGCTGGTAGAGCCAAAGAAGTACATATTTATCACCGTGTTAGCTGCGAGGAAGGTTGTTACGATTTGCTCGCCCACGCCGGCAAACCCCCACGTTTTAGAGATAAGAGATACAAACGTCGCAATAGCGGATAAGATACCGGCCGCCAGCGATAGTTTCCTCTGTACCGTGAGGCTTGTTTTGATTGGTTGTATTTGTGCCATTTTAACTCCTTTCGTTTATTTTATTTGAGCACGAACTCTATGTTGCCACCATACTCGGTGGCCCACTTACTATACATAGACGTCATATACGTATCGCCGTCGAGTTCCAGAAAATAATATCGCGCCAGCTTTTCAATCTCTGTACGATTTTCTGGCGTGTCGTTTATCAAACCCTGTAATTCTAATCTGGTAATTCCGAGTTGGCTTTCTCTGTGGGCCTCGTCCAAACGTGCTTCTAGCGCAGTAATTTGCTCGTTGGATTGCGCGTTTACTTGCGATACGATCCAGTTACCAACGCCAGCAAAGGCACCAAAGATAACTCCGAGCGCACTAACAATGGCCGCAAGTTTCTTTATCTTGTCCGAAATTGTTTCTTTTGGAGTTTGCTGCTTCATCTCCCCTTATTTAATTTGTCTATCGAAGTGCGTGTCAATCCGGCTCTTATTCAACTTTAAGCCGTAAAAGTTGAATAAGGAAATCCTTGTTAAATCTTTACTTGTATAGTTGAATATACAAGAACCAAAAAAGAGGCTTTTCGCCTCTGTTAAATGTTAAATTCTCTTTCTGCGATTGTTAAATCTTGGACGCCAGAAGCCGGCACTCTCCCTCGCAATTTTATTTTACCATAAATCCCTATAATACTTGTCCATCCGGCGGAGTAAGTTCCGCGAGTTTCCTTTGGACGCGTGGTTGCGCCAACACTTATAGCACTCGTCCACCTTCTGCCTTGTCATCTTGCCTTTTTTAGCAAGGTTTACCATACGCCGCAGCTTTTTCCGCTCCGCCTTGACGTTCTTTGGATCTATCAACATAACTACTTTGCCGGTTTCTGTTAAGGTAAAGTAAAACCCCAAAAACCTAATTTTCTCGGTTATGGGGTATATGCGCGTCTTTTTCGGGTTAAACACGAAACCTCGCGAGTTTAGTCCTTTTTCTATCTGGTCTTTACAATACTCCAGATATTCTTTGTCTTTGTGAAATAGTAGGAAGTCGTCCATATAACGAAGGTATTCCTTTATCTGTAACTTCTCTTTGATATAGTGGTCCATCGGGTTTAACACCGATATACCGAGTAGCTGGACGAGCTGGCTTCCTGGCAAGTATCCGACGTCGCCGTCGTATTGCTCGCGCAAAATCTCAATCGCCATCTCTGCCACCTCTGGTTTAAGGTACGTCCTCAAACTTTCCTCGGCCGTCTTATGGCTCATCTTGGGATAATAGCCAGAGATATCACATTGTAAAACGTATCCGCCACGTCCTTCTCTCTGATAAATCCGGTGTAAGAATTGTTTAAGGCGCTCTCGCGCTTTGTCTGTGCCTTTTCCGGTCTGGCAGGCAAAATTATCTGGGATAAGGTGCCGTGTGATTTCTGGGTAGATCTCATTATCGCAGAGGCTCCTCTGATAAACTCTATCTCTAAAAGGTATCCCCATAGCTTGCCGGCGTTTTGGGCTCTGTAACGTAAAAACTCGCCCTTTACGCGAGTGATAGTTTCCAGATTTTAGTTGGGCCTCTAGCTTTAAAACTTCCTCCACCGAGTTTAGAACAAAATGCGCTACGCTGTCCTTCCAGATGACACCCTTTTTGCATTTATTCATACTCTCGTAGAGAGCGTCAAATCCAATAATATGTTCCATAGCCCACTCTTTTCTCTGGGTGCGGTGTGATAGAGAACTTAATCCAGAGGAGTAAGCCCCCATCACCGCACTATTGTTTAGCCTTTCGGCAAGGTATTCGGCTCCTTGTATGTGGTTAATAGTTCGGCGGTCTTTCGTTATGCGAAAGCCATAGTTGCCGAGCTGGGAAACACACAATCCGGCGCGACGTAGTTCGTGTTGTTCGCGTTGTTGTTGTTGGCGTTGCCGTTGTTGTTCCCGTACCAAGCGTTATTAGCGTTGGAACGATTAGCCGACCGCAGCCACCAGTTGACAACGGACTCAAATCTAGCCTACAACCTGCGCTACGAAGTATCGTAACGCTTTTTATCTGCGTTGCGCCAAGCCCGAATTAGCTTGCGACAGTTAATTATTTTATTCCCCCAATAAGTAACTCGCCTAGTTTCAAGGTGAAACACCTTTTTAGCTATGTCGAGCAGACCAAGAAGGGCGGTACATTTTACTATCGCCTCGTCTTGGAGTTCTTTCCGTTTCTTGTAAGTTTCGATATCCGACGTAACGCGGATATTGTTCGCAGTCCAACAGATAAGGTAAATGTCTTTGGCGTGGGCAACTAAATCGTCAGTAACGGCCGCGCGAAACTTTGGATCAAAGACTTTTTCATTAGCAGTTATTTTTATGGTGTAGTCGGCTAAATCAAGGGCTTTTATGATAACCTCTAACTTACCCTTGTTTCTGGCTCCTTCGACTACGCTCATTTTGCTATATCCTTATACTAATTTTACTACGCCCCCCCCCCCGCAGCGCAAGCGCTGAAGATTAGGCACTCCGGCGGAAGTGTCCGCCGGAGATGAAGGATTACGCGATGACACAAGCCGGCGCGACGTAGTACGTGGTGTACGCGTAGCCGTTGCTGGCGTTGCCGCCGTTGTACCCGTACCAAGCGCCATTAGCGTAGGAACGATTAGCCGACCGCAGCCACCAGCTGACAACGTTATAAGGGGAGCTACTTGTCGGGTAAGTGATAAACATACGAGTAGCAGAGTTACCGTCGTTTGGCGAAGTATAACCAACGTTGTCTTTGTAGTAATCCCACGCTTCGCCTTCGGCATTAGCGACTTCCGGATTAAAGTACACTTCTTGCTTGGACGGTAAGAAAAACTTGTCCGTCGTAGTATAAGTTGCGCCGCCGTCCGTTACATTGTTTGCCGCCGTGCTAACGGTAACTTGGGCTACTACGGCTGCTAGATCCTGGTCGATATCCGCTAACCAACCGGCGTAGTTTTTAACCGTATTATTCGGCGAACCGTCCCCAACGTGAGAAGGGGTAAACCACTCTTGCGAGCTGGCCGCCGCGTCCGAGTTAAGCCATTGGCGGATCATCGAGTATTTCCAGTTGTTCCAGCCGTTACCTCGTATCTGGTTATAATACGTGCCAGTCGTATTTATGCTAGACTTGTAAACCTTGGTATAATCTCCGTAAGGTATCGTATCGCCAGTCGTAAGATTAAGCGGCGTATAAGTCGAACCAGAAACCCAACCGTAATAATAGATATCGGCTTGGGCTGTTTCCTCTGTGGCCTCAAGCGCAGTTTCGGCGGCGTCATACATCATACCTTGAATATGAGCGTGTTGGTATTGGAAAACCGCGCCGTGGCTGTTTAGCCCATATTTGGCTTGCCTCTCGGCAGTATTTAGGACGTGCACAAGGCGAACGCCTGTATTGTAGGTGGTATGCGAACTTGACGTTTTCTTAAAATCAACTACGGTAGGCACTATATCGCCTACGTCCATAAGGTTTAAGATATTACCAGCCTGTACAAACTGCTTAATAACCGCCCAGGTCGGAACGGCAACCGTTACGGTAAAGCTGTCTGACTCGCCACTTTCTACGGAAGTAGCCGTAATTGTAACTGTTCCGGCTCCAACCGCGCGGACTTTGTAAGTGCTGTTCGCTTCGTCGTAAACGATTGTCGCCTTCGTTGGATCTGACGACTCCCACTTAATATCTGGGATTGTGGCATTTGCTGGTAAAACGGTCGCAGAAACCGTTAATTCCATTTTGCCTGCCGAGCCGTCCGGCTTGAGATACATAGTCTGGGTTGTCCCAGAGTACGTGTTAATCGTAACCGACGTTACAGAGATAATCCCACTTGTCGGGATTGCTTCCACCGCAGCGGCCATTTGAGAAACCGTATAGGTATTGCTTGAGCCGTTTTTAGTTCTGATTGCCGTAGCGATTGCCGCTACGTCGTTTTCCTCGTATAACTTGTTTCCCATTAGTAGCTTACTCCATTTCCATCAACGAAAGTTCCACCAAACGTCGCCGATCTAGTTGTTACTGTTCCGGTGGTCGCGTCTTTGTAAGTAATTGTAAGCGTGGCCGTGGTAGAGGTATCTTGGGTTAGTGTAATCTGTGGGGAATATCCGTCCGTCCCGTCTGTTCCGTTCGTGCCGTTCGTTCCATTTTGCCCAGGATCGCCCTTGGCACCTTGAGGGATACCGAAGTTAAAGGTTGCTGCGCTAGACGAGCCAGCATTTTCTACGGTCGCGCTAGAGCCAGCCGGTAAGGTTGTAACCGTTCCGACCGCGATAGTAGCGGCCGCGCCGTCCTGTCCGTCTGTACCGTTCGTTCCTGGATCGCCTTTTGCGCCCTGCGGAATACCGAAGTTGAACACCGCCTCCGAGGAGCTTCCGGCGTTTTCTACCGTAGCACTAGAGCCAGCCGGTAAAGTAGAAACAGTTCCTACGGCGATTGTAGCCGCTTGGCCGTCCACACCGTCCTTCCCGTCTTTACCATCTTTACCGTCTTGGCCGTCCTTACCGTCTTTACCTGGCTCGCCTGGATCACCTTTTGGACCGTCAAAGTATCCGGTTTCGGCTTTGTGGGTTAAGTCATCAAGCACGGCTTGGATTTTCTGCATATAGATTTCGGTATCTGTCGGGGTAAGTTCGCCAGCGTTGATAGCTTCTTCTCTGTAAGAACCTGGATCTACCTTTACAATGATTGGCGTTGGCGAGTAGCGTAGTTTTAGCTCGTCGTTGTCGTCCACCTCGAACCCATAAACACCGAGAGCGAACTCGCCTTTTTCCTTTAGTACCTCAAACGGAATATCGCAAGCGTCCTCTACTAGAGGCACCTTGTAGGTATCTCCGTTATCTTTTTTAATAAATACTGCGTATTTGACAAGACCGTCATACGATTTCGTAAATTCAAAACCAAGAGGCGTTGCCAGATACTCACCTTGGTTTACGAGAGAACCTTCGGTGATTTCGATTTTGTTTTGAGTAACACTCAATTTCATATCGTTTTCTCCTTTCTTTAATATATCCTTTGCGCTACTCCACCAACAGACCGATAAAGTTTTACTACGCCTCTAGCGAGTCCGTTATGTGGCACCTCCAATTTTTTAACGTATTTCGTAACGTTAGACTGTTCGGGATTATTAGGGTAAGGCACGAGCGCGGCCGGTTTCGTCTTGACGGTTATTACGCTGCTATAATTCGACCAAGCCCTGCCGTTGTATGCGCGAGCACGGTAGTAGTAGGTAGTATTCGGCTTTAGGCCGCTATGCGTAAAGGTGGAGTTTCCGGTAGAAGTTTTGGTGGCTATCTGGGTAGTCGGGTTGTTCGACGTTCCTCCATAGAGGTAAACCGTACCAGAGGAAGGGTTGCCGAACGAGGACGTTCCCCAGGTTACTTTGTTAACGTAGGAGCTTTGGTTAGTACCAGAGAGGGTTGGCGTATTCGGAGCTACTACAATAGAGGAAACTGTCGCGCTGCCGGACCAGGTACCCTCAAAGTCGGCACGGTAGCCGGAGCCTGCGCTAAACGATACGCCGTAAGTTCCGTTAGAGGACACGGTTTTAGTAAACTCTGTCGTGTAAACGTCGCCAACGTTGATACCACTTCTTACCCAGTTACCAAACCCACTATCCTCGAAGTTCTGGCCTGCGATAGACATAGTTGGGTTAGGAAACGCGGTATCCTGGTAGTAATAAGTACCAGAGCGCCAATAGTGCATACGGGCGTGGATCGTTGCGCCATCTACCCAGATATCAAGTACGCAAGAGAAATACTGATTTGCCATTAGCCCTTAACCTCCTTGCCGTTGACTACCTTGGCGGAAAATTGCGTTTTGCACCGAGAACAGACGATATTTTCGAGGCTGGCGTCTTTAGCTTCGCAGATATACTTCTTGCACTTTGGGCAGGTAATCCGTACTGCTTTGACTTCCTCTTTGGCTTTCTCTGGAACTACGTATTGTAGGTAACAATGACAATGAGGGTGCGCGTCGGCCACTTCGCCTGCGCCTGCGCTGAACTCGCCAATTCCTTCCTCGTGGGCGTGGATAGCAAAGTCGCCGTCTAGGGGTAATTCTACGCCATCCATTTCCTCGCAAAGCTCACAATGGTTTAGAGAGGCTGGGTTAAGGTGCCAGACCTTCATAACGCCTTCTAATTCGTTGTGCTTCGCTACGGCGTTAGCCATATCAAGGCTTGCCATTTCGGACGAGCGGTGCGCCTCTGTATCTTGTAATCTCTTGGTGCGCCAGAATTCGCTATCTGTTAAGTCGCGCAAAGCGTTGTTAGTTTCAATCTCGCTGTAATCTCCGGCTTCGGCCATTTCAAGCGTCCGGTGGATCGCAGCGTCGGTATCAGATGAGTAAGAGAACGTTACTTCCTCAAGATAGGCGAGATAGGTGGACTTAAAGTCCTCGCTGGGTTCGTATGCGTAATCGGTATCTACCGCGTAACCTGCCGCAATCGCTGCCTCCTCTAGTTCCTCTTTCCGAGCGAGTGCATAAGCGACCGCGCCAGTTAGTAGCACCGGCAACAAACTGCCAGCGAGGAGCCTAGATTTTTCTTTGATATCGAACTCGTCGCCTTCGATAGCGGCTTCTATCTGTTCCTCTGTATATTCGTCTAGGATTTTCTCCAGTTCGGAGTCTGTGGCAGCGTCCTTTTTCTTGGTCTTTACACTTTTAAAAGAGGTTTCTACCTGCGATACGGAGTCATCTGCGTTATCTGCGACCTGCGGATTTTCCGGCTCTGGCTGTGCTTTGATTAGCGACCTAAAGTCATCCGGTAAGCCAAAGGCGTCAATCGCCGACTCTAGCTTGTAGCCAGCGTCCACGGCGTCTTTAAGCACACGGAATTGCACTTCGGTAGTTTCGGCACGGGTTTTAAGTTCGTCCACGGACTCGGATATCTGGTAATCTGCGGTGATAGCAAACCCAAGGCCACCGGTGATACGGTTCATCTCGTGGGTAAACTTCGCCCAGATCTTGATAAGTTTCGGATAAACGGTATATTTGTCAAAGATATGCTCGGATTTAGCAACAGAGGCGTAGTTGGAGTTTTGGATAAAACCTTTGATTTCCTCTGGCACGCCAAACGCGGTGGCCGTTTTCTTGTTAGCCTGGTCGAACACGTCTTTAAGGCTGGCGTCTTTGTTGGATTGTGCAAACGGCACCCACTCAATCTGCGCCGGCAAAGGCTTACCATCTATGCTAGAGGTTGGACGGTGGACGTAGGAAACGTTGTTATTGCGCCCTGCGCCGCGGTGCTTCTCCTGCATAGCGTCCACAATGGCGTTGAATTCGTCTTTATCTTTGGCCGTAACAATAAACTCACCGGCTGGGATAGCTTGGTTGCGGAAAAAGCCACTCTGCCAATCTACGATATAGTCGTCAAGGCTTGCCCACTTTTTAGCGGCGAGAGTAGGGGAGTAGCCCTCGGTGATATCGTAAGGGTTAATGTTTAGGGAGATAGAGATAACGGTATCGTCGGAATAGGTTGCTGTCTTGGTCCGGTAGTCAATAGATCCGTCTTTGTTCTTAATCACTCCGACACCTTGTAAGAAGGTAAAGCCACCGATATTGTCTTTGGTGATACCGCCAGGCGTTCCGTCTTTCTTGTGGCAGAGGATATAGACGGCTGGGTGGACTAGAGTCATAACGGCCAGAGCCTCAAAGAACTCAAAGCCGGACATTTCTTTGTTTGGATTATAGAGAGCAGAAATAAGAGCCGGCGTTTCTTTTAGTCGTTCGCCGTTCTCGTCAATCGCATAAGGTAGGGAAACTGCTATTTGCTCGGCAATTCTTGACACGTCTGCGAAAATGTTATCGTATGCGCCATCGCTACCCCCGTAAAGCCCGTAAAAGCCGCTCCTCATATCTGCGAGGTGCCACGGAGTACCGTCTTGGTTGGTGATACCTTTTGCTTTTCCGGTTAGTTTTGCTTTGATTTTTCCAAACATTTCTACCTCCTTTTATCCTTTTTTATCGAAGTGATTGTCAAGCAGTCCTGGTCCACGTTACCTTCCCTCCCGACGTGGAGGAAGTCCACGTGCCTACCCAAGCGGTATTTGGGTTAAAACTGCTATTCGTTGTTACGTAGCACGTCCCTACCGGATAGATCAAGTTAACCATCTTAATCTGTTCGCTAGTGAGTGCGTTGGTTGATATCTCTTTTTTGACTACTATCGCCATATTCCTCCTACCTCAATACGTCCGTCCCGTCTAGTGTGCTACTATCCAGAGTAAAGTAACTCGGAGCATTATATTGGTGGACGGTTAAAGTTGTCGCGAGATAGCCTGGGCCATATTCCCAGTTAACGCCATCTACGATATACGTGCCGGCGAACTCGCCTTGTAGCTCGATAATATCGCCTAGCATTAGAGAGAAGTCGCCCTTGACTTCTACGTTTAATATGGGGTTATACTTTGAGCGTTCGTAAAGCATATACCTCGCAAAGAGGTCGGCTTGGTCCTCGGACTGAAAGAATTCGTTGTTGTTAATCTCTAGGATATGTTCGCCATATTCCTCTACGCTATTCTCATCTTGAGCGTCGTATTTGAGGAGGTTAGTAACCTTGGCCGGCTCGCCGTAAAGCCTCATCTCGTCAATCTCTACGTCGAAGTTGTTGGTATTCGTAAAGGTGATAATTAGCGCGTTGGAGGTAAGCCGAGAGGTTGCACTAACTCCACTCGTTACGGGGTTGCCGTTGGCGTCTTTGCAAGTAAACCAGCTTACGTTTGAGCTTCGCCCTAGCGTCGGGTTTTGGACGTCGTAGCACGGATCCTCAAGCGAGCAGGAGATTTCATTAGAGAAGTTTTGACTGATAACCCAGAGATTGCTCGTTCTATCGCCGGATGGGGATTTGGTGTAAACGTATTGGTACTCTTGGACCTCGCGGATTTCTGCCTGGATTTTAACGTGGTTTACCATCTGGGAGTTCTCGGACGGTCTTACCTCTATGATAGAGTATTCGCTAAACGTCATCGCGAGTTCGTCATTAAAGCTCGCTCGCGCCTGGAAACGTAGGATACCGAGTTCGTCCAGCCAAAAGCGTCCGTTCTCGGCCTGGACTAGCTTACGGATAGCGTCGCCAGCGTTGTCGCCGATATCAAAGAAAACAAACGGGATAACGTTCGCGCCCTGCTCGAAGTTGTATTGTGAGGAGGTGAGGCCAAACTGTTCTACGATGGCCGCTAAAACTTCATCTGTTCTAGCGTCGCGCATATCTACCACCTCTAAAAGCGAACTCACGCAGATAGAGGTTAGGAAGTCGTTAACGTGGTAGTCGGCAGTTCGTGAGCCTTGGTTAATATCTGGCGTGTCCTCTGTTAATCCCACAAGCTGCGGAATTGAGCCCTGGCCTTGGAAACCGGCGTAGATACGCACCGGACGGCCTGGCAGGTTGTTCTCGTCAATCGCAGAGCCGGAGCCTGGGGTAAAGTAAGCGTCGTGGTTGTCGAAGGTAATATCTGCTTGTCCTATCTGGACGGTGTAAGGGAACTCAATAGAGCGAGAGAGGCTTATCTTAACGAGCCGGTCGGAGTAATCCAGGTATTTGTAGAGGTCCCATATCTGTAAAACGTTCGGCTCGCGCAGCGCAAGGATATCTGGGCCGTCTAGTACGCTCTGGTCCAGGGTAAAAATCCCTACGCTAGGATCTAGTTCCTTCGTAAACGAGATATACGGCGCAACGGTAGGTGTGATAACCTGCCCTCTTGCCGCCTCGTGAAACTTATTATCTACGTCTATCACAGTTGTTTTGACTCCCTAAAGCTAACCTGCACACCCTCTACGGTACCGCAGTTGTCTATCACGTTTTGCGAGTTAAGTTCCATCCTCGCCACCATATCTGTAATTTGGAGGTTGGCAGCGCCGGTAATCGTAATTGTCGGATAGCGTCGGTTTTCCCATTGTCTGTCGATAAACCCTTTAAGCACGGAATACTCGCCGGCCGTCATATAGCCCAGCGATAAGGTAATCTTATGCTTACGCGCCTTATAGTAATCAGAAACGTTGCCGTCCACCGTTTCCACAATCTGCCCGATATGGTCGGGGCTGGAAATTAGCGGAGTCGCCCACACTTCGTAAGTCTGGGTTATGCTCGGATCTGTTATTGTTAGAGTTATTGCCATTATACTGTTGCCTCCAATCTTGATCGTTTAACTTGCTCTAACGCCGCAGCAATCTGTTCTGCCACCTTTCTGCGTTCTGCTTGCGAAGTAGCGAAGGTGCCTTGGACGTTTATGTTGATAATCGTGTTGCCGAGAGATTTAGGAGTTCCGGTAGCTTGATCTACTAGCTGGGCCGGTAAGACGTACTCGCCCTTGTGGACTACGCCAGCGATATCGTTGTATGCGCCACGTCCGGTAAAGCCACCCGTAGCGTACCCTGCCGGAATTGCGCCCATACCTTGTCGCGTCCACTCGCTTTTCCAGTTATCGCCGTATTTGCCTTTGTAGTATTCGACAATCTTTTTAGTTTCGGTATCGGCGTCCATACCGGCGCTTTCGCCAAAGAGGAACTTACCGACGGAGTTGTTTAGCACCTGGTCGAACCAGTTCATCACCTTACCAAAGAAACTACTACCGAAGGCGTCGCCTGCGCTTGAGCCGGATTGCGCGATAGATAGCTGGCTGTTTTTCATAGCTTCGTTAAACTTATCTGCAAGGTTGTTAGCGATACTTCCACCGGCCGCGCCAGCAAGGGTAGCCTGTTCCTCGTAGGAGGCTTTTTGTTCCTCGTACCTTCTCTGCAAGGCTTCGATTTCGTCAAGTAGGATAACGTCTTGGACTTCTTTAAGGGCGTCGCGGTGTTTGTTCATAAATGCCAGCTCGTCGTCTAGCTCGGCTTGGAGGGCGGCTCGCTTTTCCTCGTAGGCTTTGCGGTCGTTTTCGTTCTGGAGTTCTAGCTCCTCGCGTGCCGCTTCGGTCTGCCTCTGGTAAAGGTTGTTTTCCTTGGCGAGTGCGAACTCAAGGTTAGCGAGTTTCTGGCGGTTGTATTCGTTGTTATACCTCTGCAAGAACGCAATCTGCGTCATAATCTCGTCCACTTTTTCTTGGTGGGCGCGTTCCTCCTCGGCTTGTGATACCTCAAAGGCGGCGTTACGTTCCTCGACGGCTCTACGATAGTTAACGTTGGCTTCTTTAATCTGCTTGGTTAAGTTCTCGATAGTTTCAAGGTGGCGGACTTCTATCTGTTTCAAGTCCTCTAGGTAATCTCTGCGCAGCTTGTCTAGCTGTTTGTTAAGGTCTTGGACGGCTCCGGCCGCGCCTCCGGTGGATACACCGAAGTTATCCATCGACTCGGCGCCATCGTCAAGTCCGGTAACTAAATCCTCGGTAGCTTCGGAAGTTTGGGAAGTAACTAGGCTAATTGCTGCCATCGTTGCGGCTACGGTTGCGAGCCCTAGAACTACACCTTTAGCGGCGACGTTAAGGCCAGAGAACCACGCAATCGCGCTGGAAATCATCGGGATAAGTTTAGCAATCGCCCAAACGATACCACCTGCGCCCACAATTACGCCGACAAACGTGCCTACTACGGTGATAACCTCTTTATTCGCTACTACGAACGAGGCGAGATTGTTTATCATAGTCGCCATTGGCGCGAAGGCTTGTCCGAAACTTGCCTTTAAGTTCTCAATAGAGTTGTTTAATCGTTGCGTAGAGGCAGAAAAGCTGTTCTGATATGCGCTTGCCTGAGAGGTATATTTTTGTCCTGCTTCTACGGTGGAGTTGTAGATCGCCTGGCGTTTCTCCGCCTGGGAGAGTTCGCTTGAGGTCTTTCCGATACTCTCGGCGTATCTGTCGTAAGCGTGCGAGGCGGTTTCCATATTACCGGCCACCTTCATCATCATAGACGACTCTTGCTTGATACCTTGGGTGGCTCTTGCTACGGCGTCTGATACGTTGTAGCCTTCCTTACGGTTGGCTTCGGCGGCTACCGTCATAGCCTTTATCATCTCTGTTGCTTCTTGGACGGTGTAGCCATACGCGGTAAGGTTGCGCATAGCAATCATCGCGTCCTCCTCGGAGAGCAGGCCGTCTGCCGTAATCTCTCGGACGCCGGTCATAGCGTCGGAGATTGTACCCTTAACGGTATCTACGGTAGTCTGTAATCCGTAAAGCGCGTCCTCATACTTCGCGTACTCTGCCATAGAGTCCGTAACCCAAGATACTTCTGCCGCAGTAATTGCTGCGAACATAGCCTGGGCTTGCGACGAAACGTCGTTCATCGAGCCGACCATTTGCCACATTGACTCCTTAAATTCCTCGAAGTCGAACTTGGCTTGCTCGGCGGCTTGTCCGGTCTTTTCTATCTCTGGCGCCGTAGTTTTAGCGGCGGACTCTACTTTCTCGCTGGCGGCGGCCGCTTCCTCTTGCGCCTTGGCGTATTCCTCCGCCTCTTTGGTGGTCTTTTCAAACCACGCCTGATACTCCTCGTAGGTACCTTCTCCCTCGCCCCAGTTAATCTTGAGGTTCATATCGCCCATCTCTTGTTTGAGATCGCCGACTTTTTTACTGATATCGTCAACACCCTTCTCTACGTTAGAGGTGTCGGCCTTAAAGGTATATTTTACAACGTTCGAGGAGTCCTCCATTGTTAAACTTCCTTCCTTATTTCGTTACTCTTTTTACGGATAGCGTCGGCAAAGCTCTTGTCGGCGGTAATTCCGGCCATAGAACTAGCTTGGATATCGCCCTCGTCCACAATTTGACGGTAGCGAGCTTTACGCGCTGCCTGGTTAAGTCCAACCATCGTTTCAAAGGTATAGGGGATATGGGTAACTTTGCCGTCCTCGGCCACGTCGATAATGTGTCCGCGCATAACGGCTTCTACGGCTTCAAAGCCAAAATAAAGCCCGTGGAGTCCTAACTGGTATAGTTCCGGTGGGATATCTCCTTTGTGCGACGGGTTTTTCGCAGCCTTCGCACGTTCCTCGGCCCATTTCTGGTCCGCTGGGTTTAGCATATCTTTAAGCGCTGGCATTTGGCTCCTTTGGCTCGTTCGCTACTTCGCCGAGCAGAGCGGCGTCGATAATCCGCCTAATCTCGGTGCGATCTAGCTCTTTAAATAATCTATCAACGGCTCCCTCTGTTTCAGAGGAAATAGTGCCCTTCAAAAGTTCGTGGGTTTCAACAATTAGCTCATCTGTTCTGGCTAACAATTTAGCGAGGGTTTTCTGGTCTGCCTCTGGGATTTTGGCGTTTTTAGCTTTGCCTTTGTGCTTCTCTAGCAAGGCTTCCGCTTCGGCCTGGACTTCGTTAAGTTCGCGCATATTCGCACGGACTTGTAGCTCCTCGCCGGCGCCATAAGGACGAACAGTAAACTTACCATACCCTTCAACCTCGATGGTCTTTTTGTTATTCTTTGGTACGTATGTGATTGTCATAGCAATAGTTATCTCCTTTATCTCGTTATATGGGGCTATCGAAGTGCTAGTCAAGTTGCGACGGCTTACTTTTTATGGTAAAATAGGGAAAACGTATCAAAACAAAAAAGGAAAACTATGGCAGAAAAACTAAACGAAAACACCCCATCCGAGCGCGAGTCCCTTAACGAAATCAAGTATTCCGTGGCCGCGATCAGAAAAATAATCTTAATCCAGTTTGTCTTACAGATAATCGCTGGACTACTTATCTGGGGTTCTCTCCGGCACTAACAAAAAGCCCACCATCTCTGGTAGGCTTCTTGTCTAGGCGGATTGTTAAGCGCTTTCTGGCACTTCCACAAACGCTTGCGTGGAGGCGTCCCAAAGAGTTTTCTTTGTGAGGTCGCCAGCACCGACAATCGCATAACCATCGGAGGTTGGCTGTGCGTAAATCGTAAACGGAACTACTATGTTACCGTCGGTTCCATAGGTGTAGTTCAAGTTAAGCTGCGTCAAACCGGCAAAGATATGCAAGTCATTGTCGGAGTTAGGATCGCAACTAAAGTGGACGTTAACAACCTTTGGAGTTTTGGTAGCACAAGTACCGCCGCCGATACGGATACGCCCAAGCAAGTCATCTGTTAGAGGTTCCTCGTAAAGATCCTCGTAGAGAACTTTAAGCGCGTCCATAGAAGGCAAAATGTAGTTACCTTCGAGCTGTGCGGTTTCTAGTTTCCCAGATGGTCTAGTGATAACACCAGCCTGTGAGGTTGTAGAGAGGGTGCCCTCTGCAAAGTTTGGCGTAATATCACCAAGAAATTCTGGGCCAATTACGGTGGTACCAATCGCAAGTTCGACTTTACCACCCATATACGTAGCTTGATCCATTGTATTCCTTTCTTTTTAGTAAATAATTGTTCCCGACACCGACCAGATTATCCGGCCTTTTGTATCCTCGCCAACTCTCGTCGGTGTAGAAACTGGCGAAATAGTGATATTGCGATAGCTATTATCTATTCCATACTTCGGTACGGCAGGCAATTCGCAGGTGCCGTAGGTTTCTAATCTACTCAAGAAATCTGCCACCTTCTCAAGCTGTTTAAGAGCTTTGAGGTCAGTTTCAGCCCTTGAATAGAGTTCGTAACGTTGTACGCGCCGCCTAAATTTAGACGACACTTGGCCTATGCTAACGATATAGATACCGTCTTTGCCTAGCCCTAACTTCTGCCAAAACAAATCCTTGTCGATTTTCCCTAAACCGTTATTTTCTAAAAACTTCAGTAAAGATAGTGTAATCATAGGTATTTGCTTATCCCTTCCTTCGCGACCGTATCACCGGCGTTTTGTAGATAGTATTTCGTATCTGGGTGCAGATTGTTTTCAAAGTGCCTGCGCCTGGCATAAGGCACGGCCGGACTGCCATAAGCCACGGACACTTCTAGTTCGTTCTCGCCTGCTTCCTCAACTCTGCCGTCCGCTTTAAGCGAGCCGGTGAGTTCTGGCGCTAACATACGAGAGCGCTGGAGTGTCGCCTCTGCCATAGCGCGCAAGGAATTACGTACGTTTACGCGTAAAAACTTTAGGCTATCGTGTACGTGTTCCTCTACACTAACTGATACTTTTGCTTCGCCAACCGGAGTAACAGACATTAGATAAATTCCTCCTCTGTCTGTTCCTCTTTGTTAAGGGTGAGTCGATAAAACTCAACCTCGCCCGTGTCAAAGTCTTTGCCTTCGGTAACTCCGGCAATCCGATAGTTTACGCCTTTGTAGCGTATCCCGTTCCCGACTAAATCATCGGCCGTCATACCTTCGTAATCCTCTGGGTGGACGTGGAGGGTGGCGTCGGAGAGTTCAACCTCTCTTTCGCCTTGCACCATACCACTTCGCAACTTAAACACGCCTTGGTGTGTTACGGTGTTGGTGATCTTATTGCCTTCTACCGTCCCTCTTTCTACGGTTTGGAAATCGTAGTTATCGGAGGTAAATTGCTCGAACACCGTTCCCATAGCAAACCTTTCCGTGGCGGATACCAGCTTGGCACTCTGAATACTTTTCTAGCGCGGCGTCGTTCTGCTTTACAAAAGCCTCCATAGGAGAGGTAATGCCTTCGTCATACGATACAGAGTAGTCCTCAATCTTTTTGGTCTTAATCCCTATATGTTTGACTTGCTCCTGTTCTTGGCAGATGGTAGCAAAGCAACGCGCGAGCAGAAGTACCAGCCCTGGCTGGAGGGGTGCCTTGAGTTCTACGCAAAGCAAGTCCTCCAACCTTTCCTGGGCTATCTTAAAGTACGTTGAATAGTTTTCGTCCTCAACTTTAGATAAGGCACGACCGAGCAACGAGCCCATTTTCTCTTTTGAAATAAGTGTTTTTGAGTCAGTCATCCGGTCATCTCCTTTCTAAATTAAGCGCTCACGCCAGCGGACTTGTAGCCAGCAGCAACCTTCGAGCCCTCAAGAGAGCCAGAAACTAGACGCTCGACGAGCATATAGTCTTTGTTAGTCTTGATATCGAAGTCGGTGCGGACCATATCGTCAGTACCAAGCAAGGTGTAGCCTTGGTTGGCGTAGGCGATAACGTCGTAGCCAGCAGCCTTGATACCTTCGAGCTCCACGATCTTTGCGCGGAATACTTTCTCGAAATCGGTACCAGGTTGGAATAGCAAGCGGCCGTTTTCGTCCTCTGCAAGCATAAGGTCGGTGAGGTCGGTTGGATCCATCACGATAACCTTGTTAATTGGGGTATTAACAGTAAACGCAGTCGGCTTGATAGCACGGAGGGTTTTAACAACTTTCTTGTACATAGAGTCGTTAGCGTTGTTGTTAATAGTAGAGGCCACGAAGGACGCATAGCTGTTAGCAACGCTAGAACCGTTAAGGTCAGCGACAATGCTGTGGAGGCCACGGCTTCCGTCAAAGACACGATAGTCGGCTTGGTTGTCGCCTGGTTCAGAACGGCCATCACCCAAGATAGCGCCGGTGTAAACTTCAGTCTTTAAGCGAGCAGCAAGTTCCTCGGTGCGGAAACGCAAGAATTCGCCGTCCTCGTCCTCAAGAAGGTCGATAAGGTCGATATCAAGCATTTTGTAGAGGATTTTACCTTTAAGATCACGGTGTAAGGTAGAGATTTGCTGGGTAGCTTTTTCCTCACCTTTCTTGTGGCCTTTAGCACGGATATTCTCACCGGTGCCGTAGTAAGCGTTGGCAACGCCTGCTCTACGATTGCTCCTGCGGAAGGTGCCAAGCACGTCGGCGGCAACGTCGTTCCAGGTAGCAAAGAATACGGCGTCAAGAGCGGTTGGTAATACAAAGCCATCTCCGATACCTTTTTCTTTAAGTTTCGCAGTCCAAGCAGACTTGATTGCGATTTTGTTTCCACGGTTTTCAGCGATAATCTTACCGAAGTCAGCCATCGCGTTCTTGGAGCCAAGATAACCTTTGGCACCAGTTTCGGCCGTGGTAGCAACCTGCGAAGGTTGCTTAACTAGAGTTTTTGCAACTTTTTCCATAGTTGGTTCCTTTGTTTCATCGTTAGTATTAGTTTCCTCTGGAGTTTCCTCGGCTGGGGTTTCCTCTGGAGCTGGAGCTTCTGGGGTTTCCTCTGCCTTTGGTTCCTCTGTTGGAGTTTCCGGTGTTTCAACCGGAGTTTCCTCGACTTGTTTCTCGTCGGGGGTTGTCGTTGGAGTTTCGTTCTCCATCTCTACTCCTTTCGTAGATTTCGCCTCTATAACGCGAGCTTCTTTATTAGCGCCACGAGTAACGAGGGAAACTTCGATAATTTCGCCGCCGGTTACTACTTTAGAGTCAAAGTTGTACTCAAAGTCGCGGAACTGAATAGAGAAAGCGTTGTCGAGATGGCCTTCCTCAATCAACTTAAACATATCCTGGGCGTAATCCCTTGACGAGATACCACACTCAAAGACGAGTTCGTTGTTAATAAAGGTAGCCTTGCGGACAGAGCCGATAGTCTTATCAACTTCCCAGAGGTTGTGGTCGGTAAGCAGGGGAATATCTATGTTGGTAGCCCCTTCTGCCGGTAACGCGTCCACACGGATTTCTCCGCCACCTTTAAGAGGAAGTCTAAAAGTCCCAATCTCTATCTTTTCGTAATCGCGATCCTCTTTGTTTGAGGACGCAACGAAAGTAACTCTGTGCTCGCCTTCGACTTCGGCGATTTTAGTCTTGGTTAGAACTAAAGACTTTACTTTATTCATTTTATTATCCTTTCGCCGTCCCTATGACTCTTGCGTTAATAGAGTCGGACCTTGGCTATTTTATTTATCACTTTGTATCGAAGTGAGTGTCAAGCGATACAAAAAACCAGATACGCAACGCGAAATCTGGCTTTGGGGTTATACTACGGCCACAATGGTATTAGCAGCAAGGGCAGAGCCTTCGCCTGGATCGGACGTTGTTACGGTAAGCTGTAACATATTGTTGCCGATAAAGGTTTTAAGATACTCTATGTTCTCCACCATATCGTCTAGCTGGTCTGCGGCCAACTGGTCTAGTGGCACGAAGTCCATATTTGGGTTTGGTAATATAGGTGTCGCCATCTTATGCCTCCATATACTCGTTTAAATAAATAAAAGCGGAGTAGGTAGGGTTAGTAATAACCTCTCGCGCTTGCTCCGGTGTAATCTTTTTGGCAACCTCATCTAGTCGTTTCTCGGCTTTGGCAGCGTCGGTAGAAAATGTTCGCACGAACAGAGAGAACTTGAGTTCTGCCTTCCCGTCTTTGACGACGTAAGTTTTGGCGTATCTGTAAATAGGCTTGTCGGCCACGGCAGAGCCACCTTCTTTCTTTTTGTAGGGTGTTCCAATAGCGGAAGTCCTAACTGTAAAGCTATCGTTAATTTTTGCTCGCCAGAGGGCGATACGATCTATAATTATGTCCATACCTCTTTTATGAGGCTATATCGAAGTGAGTGTCAAGTTTAACGCACTCCGCCATATTCTATCGGCTTGCGCTCCATATCACGTATAGCATACGCTATGGCGTCGAGGGCGTGGTCGTTGCCGTCCTCCGGTTCGTCCAGCGCTTCGCCGGTGGACTTTTTCTTGCGCCACGCGTACGTCAGATACTCGCGTTCTAGCGCCTTGTCCTCTGATAAGTAGTGGACTTTGCGCCTCTTTACTAGCTCTATGTTGTAGAGCTTGCCGTTCATCTTTTCGCCTGGCGTCTTATTACAAGCTATCGCGCGCAATCCGTTCGCCTGCATTTCCGCTATAATCTCTGGCCGCGCCGAGTCGCATACAAACAATCCCTCTGAGAACTGCTTCAGACGGGCGATAAGGTCCGGTGTGAGTAGTTTGTTTTCGTAGAGCATAAGTTTAAGGCAGACTTCTTTCGGCTCTTTTTCGTTCTCATATACCGCAACTACGGCCGTTGGATCGTTAGAAAAGCCAAAGTCCACCCCATATCTCTTTAAGAGGTATCCTTCTGGTATCTCGTCCACCGTAGTCCAGCCTTCGTAAACGTTGCCCTCAAGCGAGCCAATCTCGCCTAGGCCGTACACTCTCCACCAGTTAGACGTTCCGTCGCCTTTTCTCGCCTCTATCGCCTTTACGATATTATCCTCAAGCGCCTCATTACCCTTGTAGTTTAGCTTAATAAAAGATACGTCATCGCGTTTTAGCAGCTCCGTATGCACCCAGAATTCGTTTACAGGGTTAAAGTCTAGCCAGATTTTTTCGCGAGTACGTACTTCCAACGCCGAAAAGGTATCGTAAGATATACGATTTGCCTCGTTTACAAAGAGATAATCGCGCCTGGCACCAAGGGCGCCCATCTCATCGCAAGAAAAGAACTCTACGATAGTGCCGGTTAAAATGTTGGTAAACGTATGCTCGGTCTTATTCTCTTTGAAATACCTCCACCAGCTAAAGTCAGACAATACAGAACCAAAATCACGCATAGCACCACGTTTAAGGTTCGGGTAAGTATCGGTGGTTGTAGATATGATTTTGTTTTCTACGTCAAAAGATAGGTCGGCGATTATAGCCATCAAGTCATACGTCTTACCGGCGGACGTACCGCCCTGTACGATATTTATGCGGCTATTTAACTCCCTAATCTTGAAATAGTTTTCTGTATCTCGCCAACGCATTTTCTATTGTCTTTCGCTTCTATCCTTTGCCAATCTCGGAGCCGGTGGTTCCACCTCCATTGTTTCTACGGATTGCTTCGGGAAACCGTAGATCTCGTCTATAATCTCTCTGATAATACGCCACTTCTCGGCAGGTTTAAGAGAGCCGTCCAGCAATATCTCCGCAATATCGCGCTCAAACTTCGGAGCGTTCTCATCCTTTTTAATCTGTTGTAGCTCTTTCTTTGACAAGGTGATAATCTTTTCGAGCTTCGCCCTTGCCGTATCCTCTGCCTTGAAAAAGCCGTGGCCTCGTGGGTTTTCTTTCTCGCCACCGTAGCGCGTCTTTTTGCTTGCCTTTGACTGCGGCGGCTTTTTATATCCTACCTTGTATTCCCCAGAGTCCAGGGGAACTTTAGCTTTTTTCGTTGCCATTTCCGACACCTCCTGTTTCCCATTTAGTTTTTATAAATTTGCCCCTAATTTGCTCGTATTCCCAGGGTTGACAACTTATCAGCAGCCCCGTATCTGGATCCACAAAAGTCATTTTCTCCCTTTCTTTTTCGGCTTTCTCGCCACCTTATATTTTGGTATAGGGATTTTTATGTAGTCTAGCTTCATCTAGCCTCCTCTCCCCCCAAATAATTATTGTTCCAAAAATACACCGCCTTCGTAGGTCCCTTAAACTCGTAAGGCTCGCGCAATCTATATCCGCATTTCGGGCATTGTACTCTGTAATGTATCCTGTTTGCTGTGCCCTTAATAAACCAAGCAACTATCTCTGGTTTGTCGTGGCCGCAATTCCGGCAGGGGTAGATATTAAACATACCTGGCTTCATACCTTCGAGATAGTGGAAATATCTACTCACCGCTTCCTCCTTGAGAAAATCCCACCAAATAGCTTGTCGATATCTTGTGGAAAACCTTCTTTTTTCATCCGCTCCTCAAGAAACGCTTCGTCGTAGGCTTCCTTCCAGGTGCAACGTTTAGAGGTGTAAATCTCGGTAGCGCGTTTTTGGATATGCAACGGTGGTAAATCGCTCATTTCTTGCCTTTCCATAAGATATAATCACGAGTCGCCTCGCGGTTTCTCATTTCTTTTAAACTCATACTCTCCCCACCGATATTTTCGTCGCCAATTACGTCTATGATATGCTTTGGCCGCTTACACTTTCCGCAGACGTTCCCGACTAACGTATGCGTCATACACCAGCAATTTTTAC